CATACCCATTTGCATTACCTGTGCGAGCGGTCTTCCGGGATGGGAGTCTGCAAATCAAACCGAAATTTATCGCGTAGATGCAGTCGGGGGCAGCCCGTGGAATTGGATCACTAGGACGCTCGCGATCGCCGCGCCGGCAACAGGAGCGGTGCGGTCAGCGAACGTCGTCACCATCACGACCACGGCAGCGCACGGTTTTGCAGCAAACAATCACGCCACCATCGCCGGGGTCACCGATGCCAGTTTTAATGCCAATGGCGTCACGATCACTGGCGTATCCGGCCTGACGTTTACTTACGCGCAGACCGGAGCGAATGCGACTTCAGGAAACGGCACGGTGGTGCCGACCGAGAATGTTGCCAACGATTTTCGCTCCCACTGCGATACCAGCCCTTTTAGTACGTGCGGCGCCAGCGCTACTGATGGGCAGGCGTGCACGCTGAGCGGCGAAGGACAATCAACAGGAATTTGTCGCGATCATCCGATTGACGACACCAAAGTCCCTGCCGGGGTGGTGGTCATCGGTCCGACTCACGCAAACAACATCGACGGGTCCGGTGCCGGTGGCTACCCCTCGAGAGATCAAGTAGGACGCGGAAAAGACTCAGCAGATCATGTGACGCAGGCTATTTCCCCGAGTTATTGGTGGAACAACACCGACCCAAACATCAGCGCTCAAATCTCGACCCTGCTGATCGCACCAAGCAATGACCCTTATCTCAAGAGGAATCGGGAAGTCTTCTTGACCAACCCGACACCTGACACCTTCTGCGCGGCTGGTGGTGCGGCGTGCACGAAAGGCGTAGGCCGTGGAGCGGAATCACTGAAGCCCGGAAATTGCTCAAACACCGACTTTCCAGCCAGCTTCCCCGCCACTGCGTATTGGGCCACGGACACGAACAGGCTCTGGCAATGCACAGGCACTAACGCGTGGGCCATCTACTACGTTCCCTACGCGTACCCGCACCCGTTGCAGGGACTCATCACCATCACGGCGCCGGCTGCGGCGATCATCGCCGAGAACAAATGATTGAGGAAAGAAACAATACGGTCACTCTCCAAAAGTATGTGGAGTTGCTCGTCGCGGGCCTCGAGAAACGCATGGAAGGGAAGTTTGCCGAGGCGAAAGACGCTATCGCAGCCGCGATGGCCGCGGCCGAAAAAGCGGTGGCTGCGGCACTGGTGGCTGCGGACAAGCTCACGTCGGCGGCGTTTATTTCGGCGAAGGAAGCTCTAGCGGAAGCGCAGACTTCTCTCGCAGCCTACAAAGAAGCGGCCAACGAATGGCGCGAAACGCTGAACGATTTAATCGCCAAGATGATGCTGCGCCCCGAAATCGAGGCGGCAGATCGTGCCACGCTCAAAGCCGTGTCGGACCTGAAAGAAACTGGCGACGTGAAGTTGAAAGCTCTCGAAACCAGAGTCGCGGTACTCGAGGGACAATCGGAGCGGGCCAAGGGACACGAAGCAGCCGCGAAGGCCAGTCATACCGAAGTGAAATGGGGAATCGACAAGACTTTCTCGGCTTTAGCTCTGCTCATCTCGACGTTGAGCGCGATTGGAATGCTAGTCGGTTTTTTGTGGTTAAGGATGGTAGGGAAATGAAAAACAACAAAAGAGTTTTTCTGACACTGGTTTGCTTGTGGCTGGTGTGGGCGCTTGCGGCTCCGGCGCAATCACCGATTCCTAGCGTCATGCCCCCGGCGCCCGACGTGATACCCACGCAAACGGCCGGGAGCATCGTGCTCATCGAGCTGATGGAATGGGGCAAGGCAAGAATCTCGGACATGTGGGCCGCGAAGAATCATCAGGCGTGGGCCATCAGCGTTTTGTGGGACAACGGAAAAAGCGACGCGAAGAAAATCGCGACGCTGCAGATGCAGGTTGCAGCTCTGGAGGCGCGGCTCAAGACGCTTGAAGGTTACCTGGCGGTGAAATGATTCACGCGGGCAAATATCGGTACCTGGTCACGGTGCAGCGGCAGAGCGAAGGAACCGACTCCACCGGGAACCAACTGCTGACCTGGACGCAATTCGCGCAAGTCTACGCGTGGATCGAGCCGTACGTCACCTCGTCGCGCGCGGGCCGCGAGGAATTCAAGTTCGAGCAGCTGGTCGAGCTGACTTACACGAGGATTCATTTGCGGTATCTGAAGGGTCTGACGCCGAAAGACCAAATTGTTTTTGAGAACCGAGTGTTCGACATCATCACGGTCAACACGAAAGACGAGCGGAAAAGGGAAATGGAACTGATCGCGAAGGAAAGACAGTGAGCGACCTCACTCTAAGCTTGAGCGCCCTGGGCGTCGACGCCGGGCTGCAAAAATTGATGGCCGGGACAACTACGACGGGCACCACGGTGAACGTGACAGTGCACGGCCTGGCGGAGCTCGAGGCGGCGCTCAATGCGCTACCCGAGAAGGTCGCGCGGAAGTCGCTGCGCGCAGCCGTGGCCGAGGCCACCGAACTGTTTTTCAATCGCGCGCAGGAGCTGGCGCCATACGAACAGCTAGCCAAGCACGGTATTCACTTGCTCGACGCGCTGAAGAAAACGGTCACGGTGAAAGGCGACGGCGTGCGCGGCGCGATGGTCATCGGCACGGTGTTTGTTCCGCACAGTGCCTATTGGGGACGGTTCCTCGAATTCGGATGGATCGCGCGCAACGGGAGACACATTCCCGCGATGCCGTGGATGCGTCCGGCTTTTGATTCGCAGAAACACGCAGCTCTGGTTTTAGTGCAACAGCGACTGGCTGCCGGGATCGCGGAAGCTGCGCGGGAGTTGCATCACCAATGATGATCGAGGACCTGGCGGCGGGAATCAAAGCGGTCGCGGCGGTCGCGGCGATCCTGGGCACGAACGTTTACGGGGTGCAGCTCCCGCAGAAGGGCGCGCCGTCGAACTATATGCCCGGCCTGGTCTACCAAATCGTGAGCGCGAGTCGGCCGGATACGATGCAGGGTTTCAAAGGTTTCAACATCGCCAAGGTGCAGATGATGTGCATCGCGATGGATTACAAGACCGTGCGCCAACTGGCCGACGCTGTGCGCAAGGCATTCGACGGATTCTCCGGAGCAATGGGCGCAACTCAATTCTGGGGAGTCTTTCTCGACACTGAGCGAGATATGTACGAGCCCGACGCGCTGCACTACCGGGTCGATTTAGATTTCAAGGTGATTCACCGCGAGCCGTAAGGCAAAGTCCTTCCCCTTCAGAAATTCCCCCGAGAAACGAAGTGTTCCACCATGCCGCCAACACTTGCACAGATTGGATACGCAACACTGCTCGGTCGCCAGGGAGCGCAGATCACTACGATCGCGCTGGCCATCACTGCGAACCCGGTGGCCCAGGTAGTCACCCCGGCGGCGATGACCGGAATCATTGTCGGTTCAATTCTCATGATCGATAACTCGGCCCCCACGGTGCGCGAGCCGGTGGTCGTCACCGCCATCACCGGAACCACGTTCACGGCTATTTTTCAAAACAGCCACGGCACCGGCAGTCAGGTGCACCCGCTGATCACCCGTTTGGAAATCGTGAAGATGGCCGGACCGATCGAGAAAATGGATATGAAAGAAGCGACGAACATGCTATCGCCCGCAGGCTACAAAGAATACTTAGCCGGGCTGCGCGACGGCGGCACGATCACGTTCGAAGCAAACTACATCCCCAAGGACGTGACCCACGCCGACATTCGCGCGGACTTTGACAACGGCGTGCTCTCGCAATGGGCAATCACGCTGCCGGCATCGCCCACGGCGCCGTCGATGGGCATCTGGTATTTCTCGGCCTACGCGGCGGACCTCTCCCCGGCGCTGCCACTCGACGACCGCATGAGCGTCACCGGCACTCTAAAAATTTCCGGCAAGCCGGTGCTGTTCTAACACTAATTTTTCTCAAGATCATTTGTTTAATTCCCCCGAGAAAGAAACAAAGCAATGCCACCAACACTTGCAGTAATCGGATACGGAGCACTGTTGCAACGCGAGATCGATGGTTTCCCTGGAACGTGGGCGACCGTAACCGAAACGATCAAGCTCGCCGGTCCGGCGCAGAAAATGGATATGAAAGAAGCGACGAACCTTCTTTCACCGGCGACGTACAAAGAATTCATTGCCGGGCTGCGCGACGGCGGCACGATCGCGTTCGAAGGCACCTACATTCCCAAGGACGCGGTGCAAGCCAGGCTGCGCGCGGACTTCGACGCCGGCACGCTAAAGAAATGGCAAATCATTCTTCCAAGTGCGCTCGGCACCTGGGCGGTATCGGGATTTGTCGCGGACATTTCACCGACGCTGCCGCTAGCCGATCGCATGACCTATAGCTGCACGATCAAAATCACCGGGCAACCGATCCTCACGTAGTCGTGAAACTTCGACTCACGTTCGAGACAGCCGCAAGCTGCACCGGCTGCGGCCGCCAGGGGCTAGTCGAAGAGTCGCGGCGTTTGTGTCTCTGGTGCCTTGCGAAATTCTGTGCTGAACCGAAAGGAAACGAAAATGGAACAGATGAAGAAAGTGCCGATCGCGCTCGACAAAGTGCGATCACTCTACTTCGACGTTAACGCGCTGATCGACTTGGGTGAAGTGCTCGACATCAACCTGCTGACCGCGGAAGGCTGGCGGGAATTCGCTGGCGCGGAAGTGGAGCTGGACGGCAAAACCGCATTCGTGCCGGCCATGCCATCGTTTGCAAAAGTGCGCGCGATCGTATGGGCCGGTCTGCGCCACGAGGACCAGAACCTAACGCTGCGGCAAGTGGGCGCAATGCTCACGATGGCCAACTTGCGAACGGTGACCGAAGCCTATAGCGAGGCTTTTCAAACCGCCGACGGCGGGGCGCCGCCGCAGGAGACTGCAAGCCCTTTGGCCGTAAGCGCGCACGCCGAGTCAGCCAGCTAAAGTTTTGGGCGCACGCGCGCATTCGTCTGGGGTTGAGTTCGGCCGAGCTGGCCCGGATGACCCTGGGAGAAGTAAACGCTCTGACCGAAGTGTGGAACGAAGATTCCAAGCGCGAGGACTGGCGTTGCGCAGCGATCGTCTGTTCGATTCTGAATTGTTCCGGTCACTCCAAGGAAGTATTCACGCCGGAAAAAATAATGCCCTGGCTCCGCGAGGCCGCAGCTCTTCCGCCTGCCGCGAGTCCAGCGCAGAGCCCCGAAGAGATGCGCGCATTCATGGAACGCGTTACTCGGCAAATGGGCGGCAAGGTTCACGGCAAGGCTAACTAAATGGCAACCATCGGCGAACTGATTATCGACCTCAAAGCGAATACTGCATCATTCGTCACCGACCTGAACCGCGTCAAAAATCTTTCCTTCGAAACCGCAACGCAGGTCCAAAGAAGTTTTTCAATCATGGGCACCGTAGGCCTGGGAATGGTCACCGCGTTCGCCGGTGGCATGGCCGCCGCGATGGAGAAGACCGCGCAGTGGGAAGTTCACATGCTCCACCTGGCGCAGTCGACCGGCGTCACGGTCCAAACCATGAGCGGGCTTTCGCACGTCGCGAAAATGATGGAAATCGACATCGACAAAGTTGCGATCGCGATGGCGCGATTTGACAAGCAACTGCTCTCGGCACAGCAGGGTAATAAAAAAGCGACGTCGATGATGGAGACACTCGGCATCGACCCGAAGGGAATCAAGACCAGCGACGACGCCCTGATGCTGATGGCCGACCATTTTTCAAAAATGAAAGATGGGGCGCTCAAAACCGGAGAGGCCATGCAGGCATTTGGCAAAGCCGGGGCAGCGATGATTCCTATTCTTAACCTGGGCCGTCAGGGAATCAAAGACTACCTGGACGAAGCCCAGCGCATGGGCAAGGTGCTCACGAAGGACCAGGCCGAGGCCGCCGAAACATATATTCAAAACATCACGCGGATGAAGGAATCGTTTTCAGGGTTGGTGGTCAAGATCACCAACTCCGTAATTCCGGTGATGAACGATTTGGTCGAGCACTTCCGCTCGGATGCGAAGTCGATGGGATCGTTTCAAGCTGCGGTCGATCTGGCTGTAGTGATGCTCCAAAACCCGCGCGAGATAGATGCCTATTTCAAAGCCGGCAAGCGGATGAGCGAGTTGGCGGTAGAGCAGCGTAAAGCGATAAAAGCGACCGAAGAACACACGATATCTACGTCCGGACACGCAAAGGAACTCGAAAAGCTTCAGACACGGATCCAGGCGGTCATCAAGGAATACACCACGCACGCGGCCACCGTCGGCATGAGCGCGATGGCCATTCAGAATTATAAATTTGCCGTGGACGCGGCGGTGCTCGGAGACACCAAGCACGTCGCGATTCTCACGGAAAAAATCCGCAAGATGGACGCGCTGCAACGGATGGCCGACTCCTACGCTGCGGTTGCGGCAAAAACCGCAGCGGATGAAGCGAATCCGAGAACCGGAACCGCTGGCGGGATGCTCGCAAAACAATACGCTGAGCAAGCGGACGGCATGAACAAGATGGCGGCGGCCATCGAGAAAATGAACGTGGCCGCGCAGGCCGGCACATCGACCGCTAACCCGTTTGCGAACTTCAAGGCGGTGAACGCCAACTTCGCCGGGTATCTCCGGGAGGTTTCGACGGAGCTGGAGAAACAGCGAATCACCTACGGAATGACGAACGACCAGGTGACTCGTTACAACCTGCTATTGATGGACAGCAGCGGCGCCGCGCGCCAACAGATTGCACAGCTCAAAATCCAGCAAGACCACTTCGCGCAGCTCCAGGAGCGAGTCGCCCGGCTACACATCACCTACCAAGAATTCGGGCACATGGCTTACCGCTCACTCAACGATCTGATTTTCAGCGGGAAGAAATTCGGCGACGTACTGAAAGACGTTACGAAATTGATTGGCGAAATGTTTTTGAAGTGGGCGCTGTTTGGCGGTGGACCGGTCAAAGGCGGCGGGATCCTGGGCAGTCTATTCGGCTCAATTCTTGGCGGGATCCTCGGCGGGGGTGCAGGAAAAGTCGGCGCGTTGCCCACCTCGTTTCCAGGACTTACGCATTTTGCCGCTGGTGGCTCGGTGGCGTCGGGCGTTCCGATTCTGGTTGGCGAACAGGGCGCGGAAATTTTCCGGCCATCAAGCGCGGGCACGATCATTCCGAATAATCAAATCGGCAAGCCGGGCGGCGGTGTGCAGATCACCTACAACATCGATTCGCGCGGCGCCGACGCCGGCGTCGAGGCGCGCATCATGCGCGCGCTGCAAGCCAGCGAGAACCGCGCAGTCGCGCGCGCATTGCAGACCGCACGCGAAGCCAATGCGAGGGCCGCATGATCACCTACCCGCTACAGATGCCGCAGACAGCACCCGGCCCGAAGTCGCTTGTCATCGCGGGAAACGTCATCGTCGGCGAATCCAGTTCGCCTTTTACCGCGCAGCAGCAAGAGTACGAGTTTCAGGGTTCGTGGTGGGAACTACAGGTAATCATGCCGCTGATGACGCGCGCGCAAGCGGAACCGTGGCTATCGTTCCTGCTGGCGCTCAACGGCCGCCTCGGTACGTTCCTCGCCGGTGACCCGAACGCGCAGCCTCTCGGAACTGCTGGCGGCACGCCGATCGTCTGCGGAATTATTCCTAACGGCAAAGTCTTCTACATCGTCGGACTTACCGGCACGCTCAAGGCCGGCGATTTTTTCCAAGTCTTCGACGGCCAGAAAACCCGTCTGTTCAAAAACCTGACGGACCAGACGCCGCCGGTCGTGAACACAACCATCGCGGCAAGCTTTGCGGCCGGGTCCCAGGTCGTGACTCCGGCATCGATGGTCAACATCACGGCGGGCGCGGCACTTGCTTCCGACACCTTCGCTCGCGCGGACGGTTCGCCGGGCGTGAACTGGACTCAGGTCGGCGGGTCAGTCTACGCGATCAACACAAACAGAATCGAATGCACGACCGGAAATGGTCCGATGGCCTATACCGCGATCGCGTGGCCCAACGACCAATTTTCAGAAGCGGCCATCCAAAACATCACTTCCAACCAAGAATTTTCCGTTGGTGTGCGCCTGTCGAGCACCGTAGACACCGGATATTACCTCTATCAATTCGGAACGCAGTGGCGAATGCGCAGGTCACTCGCCGGTGTTCACGCCGATATCTGGACCGGGAACGGAACATACGTGGTCGGCGACATCATTCGCATCGAAGTACAAGGAACCACGGTCACGTTCAAAAGAAATGGCGCAGTCATAGCCAGCGTGACTGACCCCAATATCGCGAGCGGCTCTGCTGGATTTTATTGTCCGGCTGGTGCGGGCCTCGCTGCCGGCACCGGCAACATGTACAACAATTGGCGCGGCGGCGATATGTCCTCTCCAGGGACCGCTCTGGCGATCGACACCGGCAGCTCGCTCGAGCTCGTCCAGGTCACCGGCATCACAGCCACCACGTTCACCGCGACATTCGCCAACGCGCACACCGGCCCAGTGACGGTACGCGGCGCCAATGTCCTCGACGTGTTCCCACGAGTTAGGAATGCTCCGGCCAACGGCGCGGCGATACAGCTTGCGCTTCCGCAGGGCACGTTCCGATTGAAAGACAACTCAGTTCAGTATTCGGTCGATGAAGCGAAGCTGTACACGGTGACTTTCGCCGCAAAGGAAGCCAGCTAGTGGCCAGAAATTTGACAGCGGCAATGATTACGGAAATCACCGCGCGAGATTTGCGCCCGGTGATGTTCGTTCAAATGCAGTTCGTTTCCGGTCCCATCTACCTGTGGTCGGGAATCGGCTCAATCTCATGGAACGGTCAAACCTGGTTAGGCGTGGGGAACTACGGAAACGTGTCCACTATTTCGGAAGTTTCCGACGTGAACGCCGTCGGAATCAAAATGCAGCTCTCCGGAATCCCCAGCTCGACGGTCAGTCTCGCACTCAACGAAGTGCGCCAGGGCGCGCCCGTTTCTATTTATCAGGGGTGCATGACGACTTCTGGTCAGATTGTCGGAACTCCGTATCTGGCCTGGGCAGGCCGGATGGACGCAGCAGAAATTGCCGAAGGCGGCGACACTTCGGTCATTACGATCACGGCCGAAAGCCGGCTCTTGGACCTGAATCGTAAGCGCGAACGGCGCTACGAAAAGCAGGACCAGTCCATCGATTATCCCGACGACCTTGGTTTCGATTTTGTTCCCGCGCTGCAAGAACTCGTTTTGACCTGGGGTAAATCCGGCAGCGGGATTCCTATCAGCTCGCCCGGGGGCGCTGGCGCAGACACCGGCGCGTCCGGTGGCTACGCCGGACGAGACGGCTACAGCCTGAACTAGGACATCATGAACCGATTCGACTTCTGGCCAAAACTGCTCGACGATTTTATCGCCTCGCGGCGAGACACGCCCTTCGCCTGGGGCGCACACGATTGCTGTCTGTTCGCGTGCGACGCCGTGCTGGCGATGACCGGCGAGGACCTAGCAGAGGAGTTTCGCGGCAAGTATGACAGCGCGCTCGGCGCGCAGCGCGTACTGAAAGAATTCGGCTGCGAAA